TGTTCAACTCTATCAGCATTTGTAATAGTTCTTACAGGAGTAGAAGGAGTTTCTGTTACTGTAGTAGTTTCAGTAGCTACAGGAGCAACTTCTTCTTTAACATCTGCTTTTGCAGCACCAGAAGGAGCAACAAAAGTGTTTAATAACTCTCTCAAGATTTCAGTACCTTTTGTAGTATAGTTTTTTTCTTGATTATAGTGAGCATCTGCTGCTTCTTTAAAAGAAGTAAAATCATCTTTGATAACAGCTTTAATATCTTTATAAGATAAACCATCTCCTCTACCACCAGATTTAACTTGTTTAGGTCTCATAAAAACAGTAAAATCACCTGCTGGTAATACTGCTGCATCATTAACAAGGTCTGTTTTGTTAATGTTTTCTGTAGCATGTAATTTGTCAAGGTCATAACCTTCACTTTTAATCAGAGATTTTAATTCACCCCAAGTTGAAACTTCTGTTTCCAATTTTGCTTTTTTTGCTCCTTTTGTAGCATAAAGTGTAATAACTCTTGCTGTACTTGTTTGTGTACTCATTTTTTTAATTTTTTAAAAATTTACCAATTGATTTTGTTTAGAGATTTTTTCTCTAATATTGTATTAACATAACTGAAATGATTACAACCAAAAAAACCAGCATTTGAAGAATATGCTTCTGCTGCTGGATGTGCTGCTCTTAAAATATAGTTCATATATGGACTATTAGGAACATCTTTTATAGTTTCTTTACTATAATTTTTTACATCAAAGAGTGTTTTTTTTGGCATATTTGAAATAAACATTTGTGCTTTCTTTCCCCACAATAACCATATACATGGATTAGTGGAAGCAATATACCAAATAACTTTCTTTGTAAAATCTTCCCAATATTTAAGATGACTTCCAGGTTTTCCTGATTCAACTGTCAAAGCTGTATTTAGTAAAAATACACCTTGTTGTTCCCAATGTTCTAAAGTTTTCCATTCAGTATTATATTCATTTAAAGTATGAGATAATGTTTGATTTAACAATTTTTCATTTTCTAACTCTTTATAAATATTTTTTAAACTTACAGGAACTTTTACATCAGAATTTACAGCAAATGCTAATCCATTTGCATTTCCTTTTGTAGGATATGGGTCTTGACCCAAGATAACAACTTTGATTTCTGAAACAGGTTTTTGAAACACTCTAAAAATATTCTGTTTTTCTGGGTAATATATAGAAGTAGGTAATACTTCTTGATTTAATCTTAACATTTCTTCTTGATTTAACAACCCTGTTAATAAGGGAAGCCAAGAAAAATGAATTTTGTCTGTGGGTTTCATGTGAATTTGATTAAAAACTCTTCTAAAGATTCTTTTCCTTTTCTGTGTAATAAATCAGAAGGGTCTGATATACCAATAACATTTAGTTTTTCTGGTAGCCACAAAGAATTACATTTATTAGGAAAATAAGAATTGATTAAATTACTGATTTTTTGAGAACTCTCAATCCCTTGAGTATCATTATCAAACCATACAATAACTTTATTAAATCTTTTAATTATAGGAATTAAAATTGTAGAATCTGGTATCATACCTTCATTCTGAAACCATATTGCATATTTACCATTATTTATAAGAACTCTCCAGTCCTTATATGATTTAGTAATAATTAATTGATTTCCAAAAGGAGGTAATTTATTTAAACCACCAATATCATCTTTTGTACAAGTAGAAACAAATCTACCTTTACCTTCTCTATAAGGAAAATAAAGTTTTTTTCTACCATTATTAAAATCTGTATATCCATAGCAAATATCATAACATCTACTACTGAAATCTCCTTTTTTTGAATTTGATATATGATATTTGTTAATCGCAAAAACTTTATCTTCTATCAAATTCTCTTTAGTTATTCCATATCTATTTTCCCAAAATACACCATCTTTTTTTAAAAATGGTCTTGAATCAAAATTAATTATTACTTCTTTTCTTTGTATGATATGTTGGATTCTTTTTTCTGCAATTACATTCTTATTCTTTATTAGTCTGTTATACACATATTCAAGTGTAAGGTAGAAATTAGAAATTTTAAAGTATTGCTGTACAGCATCAAAACAATCCATAGGTTTATTAACTCTGCTATTAGCATAATCAATAAATCTTAATTTTCCAGTATGAGATGTAGTTCTTTCAAACCAACAACCTGGATTTCTATCATTTCTAAAAGGAGAAGTAACATAACTATATTCTTCTGGTTGAAAACCAAAAACTAATTCAAAAATCTCTTCTTCTGTAACATATTCAAGAATAACATTTTGATTAATAAAACCTCTTCTATCAGTATTGTCAGATGTAAAAACATTCTTATTCATATAATATTTTTAAAGATGGCAAATATAATAAAAGAGGTTTATTGTTTAATGATTTCTACCAAGTAGATTTTTGAGCAGCACCATTTCCAGGTTGCATATTAGCTGCTTGAGCTAAAGTATTATTTGCTGTCTCTTGACCTTCAATTTGTTGATTAGCTTTAAATCCTTCCATAAAGTTTTTATCTTTATCAATAGGATGTACTTGACCATTTTGATTTACATAAGTAAGAGAACCATCTTCTCCTCTTTTTTCTAACCAAACACCAACTTGTGCAGGACAAGTGAAATAACCACCAGTCATATTTTTAGGTACTTGAAGATAAGTTCTATCCTGACCTTCTGAAATTTGCCATTGATATTCCAAGAATACATCTACAGGTTTTGTAGCAAAATCAGCAGGAACAAGACCTACTAAAGATTTAATACCAGCAACAATATCAGCAGGATTGATAGTTGCAACTACAGCATCAATTTGAGTTTGTACTACACCTACTGCTTTTAAACAATGTTTGATAACAGCAACTTTTTGACCCATAGAATCAAAATACAAATCTTCATATCCAGCCTCACCAGGATTTACTTTAGTATTATTTTTACCAAATAAAGCTCCTGTATCTTCATACAATCTTCTTCTGTATTCTTTTTCATCTACTTTGAACCAAATATCTACTGCATTTGCTGGACCATTATTTGCTCCACCATCAGTAATAAATTCAAACTTTGAGATAAAACCTTGATTTAAACCAAATTTACCTGATGCTTTACTTTTTAATGATTCATCTGTATCATTAACTGCGAAAATGTTTTTAGTCATAACTATTTTAAAATTTTAAATGATTAATTAATTACCAAGTACCATTAGCACTTGTAGGAGCAGTAACAGCTTCTTCTGCTGTTTCACCTACAATTACATCATCTTGATTCTCTTCAACTGTATCAATTACTTCTTGTACAGCTTCTTCTTCAAAAGCTACTTCTTGAGTAGTATTTGCTTCACCATCTGTATCATCAATTAAGTTGATAGCAAATTGTTTTTTTGCTTTACGATTTTTCAATTTTGGATGTTGCCATACAGTTGCTTTCATAGCACTTACAGTTTCTCCGAAATGAGCAGCAATTTCTTCTCTGCTTTTACCTTCATCTAATAAAGCTAATACTGCTGATACAGTAATATCTTTTTTAACTTCTTGTTCTACTGACATAATATAAACTAATTTAATTTTTAAATGTTTTTTCAAGCTCTTTTGCTTCTTGAGCTAATCTTTTGTTTTCTTCCTCTTCATAAGAAGTTTCTTTTGCTGTTTTAGATAAAAACAACATTAAAATGAGACCTATATTTAAGAGAATACTAACTACAAGAAAGAATATTAGTAATTTTTGCATAATATTCTTAATTATAATTCATCAATGCTTCTAATATGAATTGATAATCATTACTGATTTTTGGTTCAAATAGATTCTGTGGACTTCTTGCTGTATTAAAACCATTATTTTGAGTTTCTAAAATGTAACTCAAACCTTCTGTTGATTTTTCAACCATACTATAAAATACAGATTCAAGTTTACCTTCTAACTGCATTTTAGTAGCCATGTTACCAAGAACTTTTAACCTTTGCATTGTTTCATTTCCAGATTTGAAAGTTTCAATATGTCCTGTAATAAAAGCATATCTTTCTTGTTCAAATCCATTGTTAGCTAAACCAGCATCAATATGGTTAATGATTTCTTTGTAACTACTCGGAATAACATGAAATCTATCTCTTGGGTTAGCTTTCTTACCATATTCTTTGTTACCACCTTCCCATACAGGATTCTTGTTATCAGCATTATACCAAATATTAGTATCAGGTAATAAAGTTCTCATACCAGAAGATTTTCCTGTACCAGGTTCACCAAGAATTAAGATTAATTCAAATCCTCTTCTTTGTAGGTCTCCAATGAAAGTATAGATGTCCATTCCATAATCTTTCCACTTGTCATGCCCAGCTTTTTTTTTATCTCTCATGTATTCTTCATTCTGAATACCAGTAAGAGTATCAACACAAATTGTTCTTATTTTTGTATCTGACATATTTATTTAATTATTAATTGTTTAAATTTCTTAATTCCTCCTAACATATCTACTCTAAAATGTTTAGGATAGATAGTATGCCTACTTTCTACAAGATGAATACTTCTCATATAAGGATATAGTAAATTGTTTGCTCTGTCCTTAATCATTTTTCCAAAATGTTTTGTTAGATTATATCTATCATCATTTGGATTAAAAATTGTAAGCATAACATCACAATCTTCTGCTAAATTACCTGTTTCTTTGACATCATCTGAATTTGGATATAACATATCATCCTGCTGTTTAATTCTATTAGTGTCTGTCATAGACCTATTTAGATGTATAATATGAACAAAACTATACTTAAAAGAAATTTTCATTTCTACAGCATATTCTGAAAATTTATCAACAGTTTGTTTTGCAGTAAATCCTCTTTCAGGAATAAGTTTTCTTAAATGGTCAGTAATAATAAAAGTATATTTTTCAGGATTATTTGGTTCATATTTCATAATTCTTTTATGAATTTTACCATCAGCTCCTGTAAACTTACTATATGTAATTTTACCATTTAATTCAGCATGTTTTATTAGATAGTTTCTGATACCTGTAGGATTGTCTTTATTTTCAAAAAAACTAATTATACCTTTTTTTATAAGGTCTCCTTTGACATCATATTCTCCAAATAAAGGAATTATTCTATTTTCATAAACAGTTTTAATTGCTTCAAAAATAGCAGGTTTGACTTTAATCATCTTACCATTATCATCAGATAAAATACCTCTTAAATAATTAGAAGATAATTCAATGATATTTTTTCCTTCATACAAAACACCTTCATCCAAACTAATATTCTGAATACCAAAATCATAGTTTAAGAAATGAGCAACAAAATCAAACTCTTTACTAATCCTGTCTATTTCATAAGAATAATAGATTATTTCTAAATCTATATGAGAAATATTATGAATAGATTTTATTTGTTCTTTTGTAAAACCATCACTCAAGAGTTTCAAATATTTGAAATTATTATTAATAACAAATAAACAAGGACCTATAACAAAACCAGCATCAACAAGTGTTGATTTTCCACCTTTAGCTGCACCAGCAACAACATAAATCATTGCTCTTTGTAAATCATTAATAGCAGCAGAAATGTTTTCTAAACCTTCTCCCATAGGAAGACCTTTATTTGCTCCTTCTTGTCCTTTTTTATATGCTTCAATAAGATTCATTACATCATTGTATTATTTGAACCACTTCTACCATTTTCAGAAACAGTCATCTCTTTGTATCTATTTACCCATTCTAATAAATGTGATACTTTTTCAGCACCTTGACCTTCATAAATAAATTTATGAGAAGTCTTTAAATACATAGGTTGTGTAACTGTTCTTAAATACATTTTAGTAGCTTCCATTACTTCATCTTGTCTAATTGCTGGATTATTGATAAAGAAGGTTTTCATTCTTGCAGCAACATTTCGATAAGTTCCTTTTCTGTCCTTATTAATATTACTAAATTCTTCCATCCAATCTTTAACCCATTCAAAACCAGTAACTTGTTCTTCAAACAAAGGAACATTCCAATCAAGAGTTTTAGATTTTTCATCTAATACTAATATTCTTGTTCTATTCATTTTTTCTACTAAAGCTAAAGGAGTATAAGAAGGTTTTACATCATAATAAATAGATAACAAATAAGCTATCCCATCATTTACAGGAATACCAAAGGTTTTCAGTACAACATTTATTTCTGGATTTATTAGCATAATTGTTTTTCTTTTTGGATTAATAATTCTATCTCAACAGTTTCTTCATAAGAAAAAGTCCTATTTTCATCATTAATTACAGTAATCTGTTCTCTGGTAAACATAGCACCAGGATTATCTGTTTTAGATAAAATAGCATTTCTTTTTAATGTAGTAATCTTATTGAGTTTCCCATCTTTATACAATCTTACATTCATTACTTTTTTGTTTTAAAGATTCATAACTAATATGCTCTATTTTAGATTGGTCAAGATTAGCTAATGCTGTATTAGACCATACCTCATCTTGTGTTTCATCACAGACAATTATCCAAATATGAGCTTCATGTCCAGGTCTAAATCTAATCAATCTTCCTATTCTTTGAATCAAATCTTTTTC